TTCCCGCTGTTCACGTCTCATCTTAGGATACTTTGCGGTAAGATGTGCTTCTAACTCTTTTTTCCTAGCTAGTCTTGTGGCAATGGTTGTGTCTAAGCCAGCGGTAATGCTAGTATTTGCTTTTAATCCTACACCATTTGGAAGAATGGGCTGCTGTGCCATTTGATCAATCTCCGTTAATTTAGTATCGCTAGTGACTTTCAGTACAGGCTCTACAGTTGGTTTAGCCTTCTCCAAGAACTCAGAAGCTCTAGTAACGTATTCTTTGGTTTCATCAGGTAGGTCAGCGAAGTTACTACCAGCGGCTATCCACTCTGCCGCCGCTGTCGGACCCATGTTGTATGCAGCTATCTTCTGCATAGGCGTTTCAAACTTATGATGTAATGAGTAGTTAGTGACGTACTTGTCAGCTAGAGCTCGCGCCTGATCTGTATCTCGAACTTGGTCAAGAGTGATGTTAGTGGGCATTTTATAGCCCATCTGATGCAGGTTCTTTCGCAAGAACTGGTAAGGCCCGTGAGCGTCTTTTTTACTGACAGCATTAGAACGTGCTTTACCTTTTAAGTGACCAGTTTCTGAGTGGTGTATAGCATCTAGGAGGAGTTCTTGCGGCAAAGTGGTATCTGAAAAAACACCGTTAGACAGCATTTTCTTTAGTCCCCCCCCAGATAGCCATCACCGTATAGGTAAGGTGAATTACCTCTACCGCCGCCGTAACCGAAACCTGTGGAAGGGCCAGAACTGCCATAGCCTCCATAGACAGAAGCCATATTATTACCACCCGTCATCATCGGCTGCATGTACTTCTGTCCGAAACCAAAACCTGCCATAGCTCCGCCCATAGTAGCAGACAGCGGGTTGTGCATGTTGGCTTGTTGGTTACTTGTTTGTGGTGCGCGGCCTAAGATGCCAGAGTTATATTTATTATAGGCATCTAGTGCGAAGTCACGCTCGTTATCAAAAGCTGTCTTGTCAGCATTATACTGACTCTGCATGTCTTTCTGCTGGATGTCACCTGCCGCACCCATCATCTTCAAGGAATCTTGGTTCATACCAAACCCTGTGTTGAAGGTGTTGCCAAGGGCTTGGTTTGCGTTCATTTGGTTTCTAAATGATGCGTCCTGTTCTTTTAGGGAACGCTGCATAAGAGTGTCGTTAATGTTTGCTGTAGTATCAGCAGCTCTGTCCATGTAATCACGACCAGCAATAGCTTCTGCAACACCAGCCCGTGAGCTGTTAGTGTTACCTGTAGCCGAAGCACCCATGCCTATGCTTGTGAGTGTGTTCTCTTGTAAGTTTCTGGTGCTGTCACGCAGGGCGCGGTCTACTAGAGGCTGGGAGTTATTCATAGCGTACTGCTGGGCTGTAGCCATACGGTCCTGACCAGCTTGGTTGTACAGGTCTGAGTAGTTCTGACCAAAGCCACCTGCGGTATTCATAAGACCCTGACCTTGTGAAAAGCCAGAGTTACCGAAGTTGTACATGTTGCCCATAGTGTTGCGCTGCATGTCGTTCATACCAGCGTATGTCGGACCACCGTAAGCACCTTTGTCTAACATGCTATTTAAAGCGTCAGTGCCGCCTTTGTACATGTCCTTGATGTAAGGTCGTGCGTCAGTGTAACCACGATTGTTCATGTCAATCGCGTACTTCGAGGCGGCATGATCTTGCTTTGCGGCTTTGTTACCAAACATACCGCCTACAGCACTGCCGATCACAGGTCCGGCAATAGAAGCTGTTACAGGGTCCATTCCCATTCTAATTCTCCAATATAAATATGTCTCTTGATGAACCATCCTGTAAAAGAACTGTTCGATAATAAGCAAAACCAAACATCCTAAGAAACTTGTGATGCTTGGTGTCGTCTGTGCCAGACAAGGTAAACAGTGGTTGTTTACACAATAGTTTGAGTAGACTGAAATCACGCATAAGCCGTGACTTAACGCCCTTCGACCAGCGAACATGTATATCGCAATGTATAAAGGTTACTTGTTCACGCTCATCTTTGTAGGGCTGGTAATCTATCTGGTACTCTTCAGTCCTGAGTACAGGTACTCTTAAACTGCTGACCATGCTGTACCGTTGTAAACTACAAGACCCGCATACCCATTACTTAAGGGGTTCCAAGGTCCAACAGCGTACCTAACCATACCGCGTATAGGGTTCTCAGGGGCTTTGTCTGTTACTTGTACAGAAGCCTCTGCTAATGACCTTACCGCAGATTCAATACGCTGTAGTTCATCTTGGAGGTAGACCTTGATACCTTCGTCAATAGTAGGAAACTGCTGTCGTATGTACTTAGTGACGACTACGTCTGTGTTATCAGAAACTGTCATTATCTAGATCCTGTCGGTGTCACATCCAAGTCAAAGCCAGAGAACTCAAAGTCTTTGTTGTCAGTGAATGTCATTTTGTAACTGAGGTATCGACCAGAAGCTCTACTGTCTATCTTATGGTCTGTGGCTACATCGAAAACCGTAGCTGTACCGTATGTCGGGGTAGTTCGTGGTATGTCAGAAGCCCCAAACTGAAACGTCAATGTAGTGTCAGAAGTATTCACTGTATCAGCTTGTGGGAAGATACGTTTAAGTACCATGTAACTGCTAACAGCAGACCCACCTTCATCAAGGTCTAAACCAATACGCTCAAGGAAAGGCGGTTTGGTAGCTTCGGTGTCTAGCTGAAACGAAAGTTTACCTTCATCAGATAAGTCTACGCCAAACAACTTATCGCTGGTAAGACCGTCATCAGACTGCGTTTCGCCTACCATAAGACAGTGGGCATCAAAGTTATCCTCTTGGTCATAATAAGAACCACCCACTAGCGAGTAGGTAAGAGACGTAGCACTGTTGTAGGTGCTAACAGAGTTTACGTTAGCTGATGTACCGCTGGACACATTAGGCAGGTCCATAAAACTCCATGTGTCGTTTCTGTAGTTATACACAGCAGCTCTGTTACATCTGTCAGAGTTAGAGAAGGCAACGTACTGGTCGCCAGACTGATAGCAGAAGTAAATCTCGTTGAGGCTTTCATTATGCTGTACAAAGCACCTGTCAGCGTTCTGAGTATTTAGTCCTTTGTATATAAAGTTCTTCACACGCTCGTCACATATGGACTTCTTAGATGTACCGTCGTGCATGTAGATATCTTGGGGGCCAAAGACGAAGTGTTTGCCTTCTACTTCGACAGCACAGTTTTGGTTAATGATACCTGCATCTGTGTAGAGCTTACGGAAGTTAAAGATAAACGTGCCGCCGACAAACTCCATGAGCCACACTTGGTCACTGGAGTAGATAATAAAGTTAGAACCTAAAGTAGCTCCATCTATAATCTCGGTTTGCATCTGCACTAAGTCGTTAAAACCTGCTGACCGCGTAGTATCTGTACCATCCCAGCTATCAGGGACGTTGTTAGCTGTTACTAGGTTCGACCACCTTACACGGTTAGGGAAGTTAGTAGCCCCTTCTGTAGTGTTCAGAGCTAACAGAAAGTCACCGAAAGAGCGTAAGGCTGAAGTCCTGTAGGTGCTAGGCCAGTTAGTAAGGTCAGCGAAATTAGTGCCTGTAGGGTCACGGAATACTGGGACTCTATCAGGTCTATTGATGTAAGTGACATCAGCCAAAGATGTACCTGTGAACGGGCGGGGCTCTGAGCTTGCTGAGATGGAACCAGAACGGTCAGTCACAACACCAGAACCATACTCCTTAATTACATAAGCATCCGATACCATTACAACTGTGTCGTACCCAGTAGCGGGTGTAACCCCGTAAACATGTCTAGGAGTAAACCCAAGTGAACTTTTGACATTTCTAAAGATAGGAGCGCGGCTAACTCTGCCTTCGTCAAAGCGTACATTGATTGCAGCGGAGAAGGCGTTGATAGGGATATTATAAGGAGACTTATCGCTTATAACACCTGCTGAACCTAAGTCCCTGATGGGCAGAACTGCCATGTTATATCACCCTATTAAATGTACCAGAGAAACCTGATAGGTCTATGCCATCACTAGGTACTCCAGCCGCGTCTGTTGTCGTGTTGTCACCACTAAAGGCGGCTACAGATGAGTAGAGAACGCCTGACTCTGTTTGGTCAGTTATCTTAGCTACTAGAGCCCATGTGGATGTAGACACAGTTGAGCTACTCCCTGTTAGTGACAGGTTCGCACCTGCGGCAACTATAGTATCAGTGCTGATACCTGTAGTGCCTGACTGTAGTGTTAAGTCTAGGTTAGTTGTGTTGTTGTTGGTGATAGCAATTTGTTTTGCATTGAAAGCACCACTGTCACCACCACCCGTATGGCTGGAGTAGCCTATCTTAGGGCTATCCGACCAAACCCAAGTCTGGTTTCGGTTAATTGTGCCACCCCCACCAATACCATCAGAACAGGTCCAGACAATCTCGTCACCCACATCACAAGATACAGGGCCGTAGGCTTGCCATGCTGTACTTTGGGTTATAGTGACAACATTGGTACCGTTCTTAGTGACTGTAAGGTTTTTACCTAGAGTTGCACCTGACAGATTAGTAGATGTATCTAATACTGTTGCAGTCCATGTTCCAGTACCGCTGTTTGCGTTCTCACGGATAACATTCCAGTTACCACCTGACTGGCTGCCATTAAAGTTTGAGTTGCCTTGCGTGATACTTGTATTAAAACCTGTGTGAAAAGACGCACCGTCAGTTACAGCTATGTCTATACCTTTGCTGGATATGTCGGCTGTGGTGCCTGAGCCAGTAGTATCGAAGGTGAAGTCAGCGTTACTGTTAATAATACCTGAGCCGAATATATCGACATCAAGAGTATTGTTGTTAGTAAAACAAGCTGCCCCTGCCCCATCAATACTGTGGGTTCCCATCTGCACCTTGAAGTACCCATAGGTATTAGCGGCAGGTATGGTGATAGTACCAGTAACGTCTTGTGTAAAACTTAGTATCTGCACTGGGAGCTTTGCGCCGCCTGTACCTGCTATGGTGTCTAGTGTACCACCTGATGCGGGTACATCTGTCTTCTTCAGTCCTTTAGCTACTAGGGTCATACGCTTGCTCCCTAAGATGTAACTGTTTCAGAGAAGAACCAATATCCTGCTGTGTTATCCCAGATGCCAGATGCAATCTTGGTAGAGTTACCAAGTGAGATACCTTGGGAGCCAGTAGACCATGCGATAGTCATAGTGCCTGTGCTTGTTATGTTAATCTTTTGTCCGTCTGTGCTGCCTGTGCCGACAGTCAGTGTACCTGTGCCGCTATGTTTGACGTATGTGTCTAGGGCTGTCGTAGATATAGTTACAGATGTAGAACCAGTCTTGGTTTGGACATCAATGTTGCTGCTGCCCTCTACAGTAGTCAGACGAGTATCCAGCGCACTAACGCCGTTCAGTTGAGTATGAGTAGCAGTCATTGCGGCTGTTACATTAGGGAACGTAGCCTTAATGGTAGCCTTGATTAGTCTTAGGTGGTCGTCTGCCTGTGCAATACCGTCTGTGGCTACAGGATTGGCTGCGTCGAGGCTATTGATGAAGGAGCCAGATTCTAGTGCCATGAAGGTTTCCTTTTGTTTTCTAGGATGGGCCTCTGCTTACAAAGGTCGGAACAACAACAACA